CACCATTCTGCGTAGTTTTTAACTTGACCTTTCTTTAGAGCTTCTGTGTACATTCCTTGAATAGTACCAGCAGAAAATCCACCACCTAAAACTACTCCTGTTGGTCCACCTGTTATTCCACCAACCACAGCTCCCGGAATAAATGTTGGAAGTTCGGCAACTAGACCAGTAGCACCCTCTGTTAATTTTTCTAAAAAACCTGTTCCTTCTGGTTCTGGTTGATCGACTTCAAAACCAAACTGACCATCTGAGTGATATTTAATAATTTTATTAATACCAGAATTTCCTACTGCTCTTTCAAAGTATGGTTTAAATTGATACCTCTTATCATCTCCTAATAAAAATGTTTGTATTTTTTCTCCAGCATTGTCATCTGGTACATCCATATCATCAGTTATTCTTGCATATCCAATATCTTTCTCTATATCTTTTTCTATATCAGTAGAAATATTCTTCCAATAATTTTTAATTTCAGTTCTATCATATTTAACAGCACCAAATGCTTCTGTAATTTTTTCTGCAGGAACTTCTGCTTCAATCATTTCATTAATTTTATTTTGACTCCATTCATTTATTTTTTCTGCTGGAACATTAGCATCCACCATATCTTTTATTGTTGCTGATAATGTTGTCATTTGTTTCTATCTTTTTTTAATTCTTCTAAAAATTCTTTAGGAGCATTTCCATTTGCATCAAACTCATAAAACTTACCTTTGTAAGTTATACCTAGTCTTTCAACTTTAAAAGTTTCTTCATTTACAGCAGAATCAAACTCTTCTTGTGTAGTTTCTTTTGCAACACTTTCAATATCAAGTCTTAATTTTTTCTTTCCGGGAAATTTATATTCTAAATATTCTCTTGAGTTTAACCAATTTTCAACAGAACCATATTTTTCTTCACTATAAAGAGGAACTTTGTTTTCATTATCACCAGATATTTCTGCTGCTTTTTCTGATAAAATTTTTGTAATAGCATCTTTATCTGATTTATAAACTTCTATTAAACCATTACCTATAAAATTTTTATTTGTTTTATCTAAAAGTTTATCAGCATCTATTCCTTTTTTTAAACCATCATTAAATCTAAAAATCATTTGTGATTGAAAGTCGTTTAATCTATTATCAACTGTTGTGTCTATATATCTTAAAGATGTTTCACCTTCTATGACAGGCTGCATAGACTCTATAACTTTATATAGTTTTGTATTATTTTTTATAAACTCTGGATTATTTACATTAGGTAATAAATAATTTAGATAAAAACCAAACTCTGATTTAGATATACCATCTCCAACTCTATCAGTAATACTTTTAGGTTCAGTTTCATTATCTAACATAAATTTAGTTAAATGATCTACAACCTCACCTGAAAGAATTTTTTTCTGAATATCAAAATTCATTTTATAATTATTTACATTGTTAAATTCTTTTTCACCTATTTTTGTTGATAACTCTACCATTTGATTTTTTGCATTTATTTCGTAAGAATTTTTAGGTTCACCAAAAACTTGATTGATTTCAGTTAGAGTAACAGTGTTTAAAAAATCTGTATCATTTAATAGTTTACTATAATTATTAACTGCTTTTTGTTTCTCTTCATTTAAGATTGCAGTTTGTCTATTGTTTATTTCTGCTGTATTTTCTTTTCTTTTTTTTCTAGCAAAATCTATAATAGATGCTTTATCTGAACTAGGTAATGTTTCCCATTTTTTTATAAGATCAATATTGCCATTAAAAGTTCCATTTACAATTTCTTGGTAATCATCTACTAATTGAGATGTTGTGCTTTCATCATTCAAGTTTAATGATGTTGTAAAGAGTTGTTTGTTATTTTCTAATATCTGATTGTCCGCAGCTTGGATTAATGCCATTTTTTCTGAAACATCTAAAGCATCAAACTTATCAATGTTAGTTTTTAATATTTCTGGTGAAGAAACTGCAAGAGAACTTCCTAATGTATTTTGTCCAAACTTTAAATACAAATCTATTTGTTTACCTTTTACACCTTCATCTTCTAATGTGGTATCTTGATTTACTCTTGTAGTAACATTACTTTTAAAAACATCTAAATAGTTAATACCATTTATCTTTAATGCTAAAGCATCTTTCATTACAAAATCATCTGTTATTTTTTTTGTATCTTGAAACTGTGTATTTCTTGATTCTAATAATGCTTTAGTTTTAAATATACCTGCAGTAGCATAAAATTTTTTTTCTAATGCTTTTTTAGTAAAATTATCTAACTCTCCTACAGTGGTATTTTCAGCATAGTTCCATAATTTATTTACACTGTTATCAAAAGAATTAGACGCATCTGTAGGATTACCATTAACTCCTGTTTCACTTTGTATTGTATATAAACCTTTAGTTCCATTAGGTTGATTTACATATAAATTAGCAAGTATTAATGTTGCTTTATTATCTGCTTCTAATTTTTTTTCTTTTACATATTCTTTAGTTAAAGTTTTTTGTAAGTCTTGAGTTGCAGTAAATATATTATTTGCTGGAGATATTTGTAAATTAGATGTAACAGCTCCTGTTTGAGTTGTCATTTCTTCAGTAGATGTAAATGTAGGTATCTTTGGCATACTATCCTTGCATCGTTAATAGACTAGAACCAACAGAACTAGCTATTTGTAATTGCTGCATCCTTGCGTTCATTCTAGCCATTTGTCCATTTATTCTAGCGAAGTTAGCTTCTTCTAATTTTTGAGATTGAGCTATCTCAGTATTATATTTCATCATTTGAACTTCTAATTCTTTTTCATATAAGTTTGAAAGTTTTATATTTGCTGCTGTACCACTATCAGTTTCAACACCAGATTTAACAAGAGCAACTTGTGTGCTTCCTTCTAATTTTTCAAATGCTTTATAAAACCTTGATAGATCAAGTGCTAGTTTATCATCTAATATCTTTGCTTCATTTTCTTTAATGATAGCATTTCTATTTTGAACATCCTCATTAAATTTACCAATACGATCTGCTTGTTGTATACCAAGAACTGCTGTAGTTCCAACTATGTAAGGTGCTGCTGCTGCAAATGGAGCCATTAAAATATCCTCGCATATCTGTACTGATCTGTACCATCAAAACCAAATTTTCTCATCAAACCCTCATTTTCTAAACCTAACCATTCTGCAAATCTTTGACCTTGTTCAAAATCTTTTCTTATTGATGTTTGAACTCTTGTTATATTATTTTCTTTAGCAATTCTTGCAAAATCTTTTTTGATTGCTTTTGCAACACTTAATGGATGATTCCAAACATCTTGAGTTGCTATCACCCAACCCTCTGCTACTTGACCCCATATCATTTTCATACCTGCAGCAAAGATAGGTTTTTTGCCAATCAAACCAGTAAATGCTAAATCATCTTGCTCTAAGTTTTTAGCATTACCTTCTATATTAATATAATTTTTATCTGCTTCTAATACCTTATGGTTCAT